TGTTTATCCTACAATCACCTCTGGTGAAACTTCGAAGATTCTGATTTCTTCAACGCCGAATGGAATGAATCACTTTTATAAGATGTGGACAGAAGCAGTTGAAGGTCAAAATGGATTTACTCATGTTGAGGCGAACTGGCGACAGGTTCCTGGTCGCACACAACAATGGGCTGACGAGCAGCGTCGTGTTCTTGGTGAACAAAAGTTTCTTCAGGAAATGGAATGTGAGTTCATGGGTTCATCTGGAACTCTTCTTTCGGCTGCAGCTCTTAAATCTCTTGCATTCGTAAAACCGATGCATCTTTCTGAGAATGGGATAAAGATTTATAAAACACCAGAACCAAATCGAAATTATATGATCGTTGCGGATACTTCTCGTGGAAAGGGATTAGATTATTCTGCATTTAGCGTTATCGATACAACTGAACTTCCTTATCGACAGGTTTGTACTTATAAAGATAACAATATCAGTCCATTAGTTTATCCATCGATTATCAAACGAATGGGTGATTATTATAATCAAGCCTATGTTCTTGTAGAAATCAACGATAATGGTCAACAGGTAGTCGATTCCCTTTTTGAAGATTATGAATACGAAAATATTCTTTCAACAGTTGATTTAAAGAAAAAAATCGCGGTCACTTGGGGTTACGGTAAAAAGTCGCATCGTGGCATAAGAACAACAAAATCCGTAAAGCGTCTTGGTTGTTCTCTAATGAAAAATCTAATTGAAAGCCAGAAGTTAATTATACAAGACTTCGAAACAATTTCTGAGTTATCGACTTTTATTGCACAGGGTACAAGTTTTGAGGCTGAAGAGGGGAGTCATGACGATTTGGTAATGACTTTAGTGCTTTTTTCATGGATGACTAATCAACAATTTTTCTCCGACCTCACAAATACTGATGTTCGAGCAAGACTGCATGAGGAACAGATGAGACAAATTGAGGAAGAGCAATTACCCACCTTTTTGGCTGGTCATGTTGACGTCGACGCTAATGATGGTGGATTTGTATCAGATGGTGTTTTATGGAAACCAATCGAGCGTTGAAAACTTTAAAATACTAAATAATCCGTAGATTTCTTAATCTCCATCTTATAGGAGCAAAACCATGGCTTTTCAAGTATCTCCAGGCGTGAATGTATCAGAAATTGATGCAACAACTGTTGTCCCATCAGTTTCTACATCCACTGGCGCATTAGCTGGCGCATTTCAGTGGGGTCCAATCGACGTTGCTCGTCAAGTTTCATCTGAAGATGAACTTGTTCAAGTTTTCGGTAAACCAGACTCAACCACATATCTAACATTTTTCACTGCAGCAAACTTTCTTTCTTACAGCAACAGCCTTTTTGTTTCAAGAGCCGATGCTGAAACACTAAACACTGCTGTTGCACTTAATGTTGCATCATGGGCAGGCAATACAAAAGTTCGCAACGAAGATCACTATTTCAATAGTTTCTTCACTTCTTCAAATAGCAACATTATCCTCGCTGCACGTTTTCCTGGATCACTCGGAAACTCACTCAAAGTAGCAATTTGCGCAAACGCAAACGCTTCAGTGTTTTCAACTTGGACATATGCTCCTTACTTCGATAAGGTTCCAGGTACTTCACCATATATCTCTTCAAAATTCAAATCAAATGCGAACGATGAAATGCATATTGCAATTATCGACGAAGATGGTTTGATCACTGGAACACCAAATACTGTAATTGAACGATTTGCAAATGTGTCCAAAGCAACTAATGCTAAAGACGAGAGCGGCGCATCACTATATTGGCGCGATGTTCTTTATACAAACTCTCGCTGGGTTTATGCATTCGGTCAAAACAGTGCTGCATGGGGTGTTGCTGCAAACTCATCACACTTCTTTGATGGTGAAAATCTAAATGGTGTTTCATTTGTACAGGGTACTGATGCAACACCAACTGATGGAAATGTTCAAACTGGATATGCTCAGTTTTCATCTGCAGATAATGTTGACATCAGCCTCGTCATGACAGCTGGTCATTCTGCAACTGTTGCTTTAGATGTCATTTCTCTTGTTGGTGCACGACGCGACTGCGTTGCGTTCTTATCACCTGCTCTTGCAAATGTCCAAGCAGCTGATCCTGTGACTGCAATTGTTAACTATCGCAATAACTCTCTTTCAAACGTATCCAACTCATTTGCAGTAATGGATAGCAACTGGAAGTATCAATACGACAAGTACAATGACACTTATCGTTGGGTTCCATGTAATGGTGACGTTGCTGGTCTCTGCGCTCGCACTGATCAAGATCGTGATCCATGGTTCTCACCAGCTGGATTTAATCGCGGTCAATTAAAGAATGTCATTAAATTAGGATTTAATCCTAACCAAACACAACGCGATACACTTTACAAGAATGCAATTAACCCAGTTGTGTCATTTCCAGGAGAGGGAACTGTTCTCTTCGGTGATAAGACATTGTTTGCTAAACCAAGTGCATTTGATCGTATCAATGTACGTCGCTTGTTTATCGTTCTTGAAAAAGCAATTGCTCGTGCTGCGAAGGCTCAATTGTTCGAATTCAACGACGAATTTACAAGAGCACAGTTTGTCAACCTAGTTGAACCATTCTTGCGTCTTGTTCAAGGTCGTCGCGGTATCTATGACTTCCGTGTTGTTTGTGACGAAACAAATAATACTTCTGAAGTTGTTGATCGTAACGAATTCATTGGTGACATCTATATTAAACCAGCCAAGTCAATCAACTTTATCCAGTTGAACTTCGTGGCTGTACGTTCTGGTGTTGCCTTCGACGAAATCGTAGGACGCTTCTAATAAATAGACTAGGATAAAGTCAGGAGAAAACAATGGCTTTTAATGTAAATCAATTTCGTACTCAGTTACAGGGTGACGGTGCACGTCCTAATCTGTTTGAAGTGCAGTTAAGTTTCCCATCTTATGTTCAAGGTGCAGCAGTTGCTGCCGCCAAATCAACATTCATGGTAAAGACAGCTGCTCTGCCTGGTTCAACACTTGGTATGGTTACTATACCTTACTTCGGTCGTGAAGTTAAGGTTGCTGGAAATCGCACCTTTGCTGACTGGTCAGTAACAGTGATTAATGACGAAGACTTTGCAATTCGTAAAGCAATGGAGTCATGGGTTCGTGGAATCAACGATAATGTGAATAATATTCGTTCTGCAACAGCAAGAACTTCACAACAATATGGCGTTGATGCAATTGTAACTCATTTCGATAAACAAGGCAAAAGAATTGTTGGTGGGCAATATAAATTTGTAGGAATGTTTCCAACAGATATTTCTCAAATTGATCTTGATTGGGGTTCAAATGATACAATCGAAGAATTCACAGTAAACTTTGCATATCAATACTGGGAATCAACTGATCGTGGAACTCGATCTTCGCTCAGAAATCCAATTGAATCACTATTCTAATAGTGCAATGAGTGGGGGAGCAATCCCCCACCTTTTCTTTATGATGGAGCATTCATGGCAATAAATTTATTTGGCTTTCAAATTGTTCGAAAACCACCTGTAGGCGATGGTGCACCAGTTCAATTGCAACCTCAAGTTGCTGCCCCAGTTAACGATGATGGTGCAATCACTGTAACAAGCGGTGGTTATTTTGGCACATATCTAGATCTTGAAGCCAGTTTTAAAAACGAAAATGATCTGATTTCGCGTTATCGCGAAATGGCGATGCAACCAGAACTTGAATCAGCGATTGACGATATTGTGAATGAGTCAATTGTTCATGATGTGACTGGTAAATCTGTGACTATTTTGCTTGATGATCTAGAGCAGCCAGAAAATATTAAAGAAATGATCCGCGATGAATTTCAAAATGTTCTTCGCATGCTTGATTTTTCAAACTCTGGTTCCGATATCTTCCGTAACTGGTACATCGATGGTCGTTTATTCTATCAAGTTTTGATTGATGAGAAGCAACCAAAACTTGGCATTCAAGAATTACTATATCTTGATCCAAGAAAAATCCGCAAAGTTCGTAGCATTATCAAGAAAAAAGATCCACGCACTGGCGTAGAAGTTACTTCTGGCGTGCAAGAATTTTATGTGTACAATGAAAAAGCATTGTCACAAGGTCAAACATTAATCACATCACCAACTGACTCAGGATTAAAAATTGCAACTGATGCAATTGTGAATGTGAATTCAGGATTGATGGATCCAAAACGCGCACTTGTTCTATCGTATCTTCACAAAGCGATAAAGCCCCTCAACCAACTCCGAATGGTTGAGGATGCTATAGTCATTTATCGTTTATCGCGCGCACCAGAACGTCGTGTATTCTACATTGACGTTGGCAACATGCCTAAACTTAAATCAGAACAATATTTGCGTGATATTATGACAAAGTTTCGCAATAAAGTTGTCTATGATTCAGCCACTGGCGAAGTCAAAGACGATCGTAAATTTATGTCAATGATGGAAGACTTTTGGATTCCACGTCGTGGTGAAGGCAAGTCAACAGAAATAACTACTTTGCCAGCAGGTCAAAATCTTGGTGAACTAGCTGATGTAAATTATTTTGAAAAGAAATTGTATAAATCATTAAATGTTCCAGTTTCTCGTCTTGAATCAACAACTGGATTTACACTTGGACGTTCAACAGAAATTACACGCGATGAATTAAAGTTTAGTAAGTTTATTGATCGTTTACGTTCTAAATTTACAATTCTATTTGATGAATTGATGGAACGTCAGTTGGCGTTAAAAGGTATTTGCTCTGTTGATGAATGGCAGGTTCTAAAAGAAAAGATTCACTACGATTTCTTAAAAGACAATAATTTTATGGAATTAAAAGAAGCAGAACTGATGGCTGCTCGCTTAACACTCATGCAACAGATTGATCCATACGTTGGAACTTACTTCTCAAAGGGTTGGGTCAAGAAACATGTTCTTCACTTTGATGAAGAAGGTATTGAGCGCATGGATCAAGAGTTGGCTCAAGAACAAGCTGATGCGCCAGAAGAACCTGATCTACAGCCACAAGGTGCACCAACA